TGAGTCAGTTGTTTAATGACCGCGAAGCACTGGGTGCGGCTTTGCGGGACATTAAGACAGAACAAGAAGCTCGTGAAGCGTTCAACGCTCTCGGCACAGCGTTTTCTAAAATCGCCAGACAATCTGGACGTCGTCTTCCATATGCAGGCCGTTTCACATCTGAGCAAATCCAGACGGAGCCGCTTCCGGAGCCAGAGCCTCGCCCGGTGGAGCCTGAAATTATTGAAGAAAGTTCTGTACGGATTCCTGTTCCGGCGCAACCGGTGGCACAACCCACGACCGCCGTTGCGTCGGCTGCACCTCGTGTAGCACCGCCCCCGCCACCCGCACCAACTGGCCGGGTTGATCGTGCGCGGTTCGCGGCCCTGTTCCCTGAAGATCGTGACCTAGTTCAAGGTATCGGGAGCCTGATGGGATGATCGGCGACGTACTTCACCTAATGTTACAATCTGAAATGCACCGTGATTGGTATGTGCATGATCTTGAAAGACTTGTGCTGCCAGCCATTGAGAACGACAAAATGGTTGTGGTGTACGAAGATAAACTGACAGCGAAGACGGAAATCTATCCGCGGCCCACGGGTCTTTTTTCCTATGCCTTTCTGCCAAAAGTTGCGGAAAAAGCATACCGGGACGGGTCTGCAAAACTGACGCCTGACGTCTGGAAGAACGGCCCGCAAGATGGATCCTTGTACGTCATAGATTTCATAGCGCCATATAACAACGCGCTGAAGGTGGGGAGATTTGTTCAAAAGGTTTTGACTGAACGGTACATAGAGACGTACCCGATGGACGGGGCTCATTTCATTCGACAGGCTTTTGGTAGAAAGCTGGGATATGCCACAGGGGTTCAGTCAGAGTTAGATGCAAGGAGATATAGTTGTGCTGTATAAGAAGCGCTGGTCCGACGGATTACACAACAATTTTGACCACCTCGACGAGTTTGAGGCCAAGTTCTACTGCTTCGGTGGTGACGGCGGCGATTCTTCTGGCGGCGGCGGGTCGTCGTCTAATAACACTCCCGCCCGGGATCCGGACCCGTCGCCTAACACGGGCTTTCGTGGAGAACAAAGCGCGGCGGCTCCTGCACCTGCACCTGCTATGGCTATGGCGACAGCCGCATCACCTTCAATGGCCGCAGTCTCGGCACAACCCGCCACCGGGTTTGGTCTGGCGAATGTAGCTCCAGACGCTTTTGTAAGTTCTCCGGTCGCTCCGGCTCCAGCACCCTCCGTAGCACAACCCGTAAGTTTTGCTCCAATGCCAGAAATGGCTGCTGTGCCGACTACGACGGTTACCGCGCCATCTCAGGCTTATAATGCGGCCACCTCGGACAGAACTATTGGCGGGCTGGCATCCATGCTCGGAGTTGACGTGCCAAGCTCTGTCAACATTGGGGGTTATAATGTGGGCTTCAGTTCTACCCCGGGGACCTCTGGACTTGCCGGGCCAACCGTTGACCTCGGGCCCGGTACACTCGGCGTTGGCACTACTAAAGACATGGATCGGCTTGGCATTGGGTATACCGTGAAGTTTGCCGATGGTGGCATTGTTACACTTCGGAGGCGTTGATGTTTTATCAAGGCCAAATCTTTATTCCGCAAAGGTATATCGCCGAAGATGTCGCGCAGCGAAACCTGTATGACACGCAACTTAAAGACTATCGCGCTAAATATGACCAGTACAAAGCGGATATGGATTCATACAATCAGGCGGTAGCGGAGTGGAACGCGGGGGACAGAACAGAGCCCTTTACGTTGCAGCCCCCATCAGAGCCCGCGCCCCCCGATTTTACGCAAGACGACATTGATCAATTTGAAGCGGATGCCTTGGGGCGGGCTCAAGACCGGCAGAGCCAGTTGCAAACGGCGGTTGAGGTGGCCCAAAATCCAACCCAATTTGGATTCGGCGGCTTTGGGTTTGAGCAAGGCGGACTGGTCCCTATGACCGCTAGTCCCACAGGCGTAGCAGGCGGCCCGGCGTTCGATGTGATGACGCAGGGGATAATGTCGCTACAGCAACCACTCTCTGGCGTCTTCCCCGAGTACCTGTCCGGCTAGGTCAATCTTACTCCGCAGAGCTTTAAGCACTTTCTCGTCAATCGTCCCCGGCGACACAAGGTCGATGTAAGTCACCTTGCTGGTCTGGCCGATACGATGGGCGCGGTCCTCCGACTGTAGCCGGATAGCAAGATCATAGCTGTTGTTGTAATAGATGACCGTGTTGGCAGCAGTCAGAGTAATGCCGTAGCCGCCAGTCAACGGCTGACCCACAAAGAACCGCAGCCCGCTGTCCGGGTCTTGGAACCGGTCCACGATCTCTTGGCGCTCGTCTTGTGGCGTCTCGCCGTAATAGGTTGCGACCGCTTCGGGCCCAAAGCGGTCGCGCAGGGCCGAGGCTATCTGTTGAATGCCGTGTGTATACGACGCCCAAATGATGGCCTTTCCCTGTAGCTCTTCTGTGATCTCCAGCAACTCCTTCAGCCGGTTGTTTTCAATCGGTTGGATCTCACCCTCATCTGGTTGCAGGAAACCGCAGCATATCTGTTGAAGACGCATAATCTGCGTCAGGACACTGGCGGTGGTGGCCAACTCGCCATTGTCTAGCTTAGCCAAAGCCAGATTTTTCATCTGTTTGTAAATCCACTTTTGCTCTTGTGTTAACTCAACGTCTCGTCGGATATACATTTTGTCTGGAAGGTCTAGGCATTCTTCTTTCAGGATGCGGTTGCTAAATCGGTCAAGCTTTTGGTTAAGCTCGTCCAGCCTGCGATACCCGACAATCTCTTGAAACGCACGGTTGCCCATCTTGCGCTTCTGCACGAGCGCGTAGCGGTTTTGAAATGCGAAGTAGCTGGTAAAGCCCAGCGCATCATTAGACAGAAAGGCGCACTGACTGAACAGGTCCATTGGGCTCTTAGTGATAGGAGAGCCGGTCAAGATGCGCTTGTACTTGGCAAACTGGGACATCGTCATAATGTTTTTTGTACGAGTAGCTTTACGATTTTTTATCGTGGTGCTCTCGTCAATTATCACGATGTTATCAGGGTATTTCTGCAAGAACGTCAGCGCGGCCTTGGTGCCTCGCGGCGTAGACAGCGCCTCGACGTTCATCACAAAAATGCGGAGATGCCTTTCCTCACCGAACATGAAGTCTCGCATCTCGTCCTGATACTTTTTAGTGCCTGACGGCGTCCACCGCATGACTTGCCGCTCGATGCTGTCAGGAAGGTGAGATGGGATTTCTCCCTTAACCCAGTTGTCATAGACACCTTTTGGCGCTACGATCAAAGCAGCATTGATCTTGTCCATCATATGCAGGATGCCGACAGTATCAATCGCCACCTTAGACTTGCCTGTTCCCATCTCCATGAACAGCGCGTAAAACTCCGCGGCCCACGAATCCGTAAGGGCCTTGCGTTGGTGGTCGAACGGTTCAGTCTTGAACGTGTACTTTTTCACGGTTTTTCTCCTTGACTATGCGAACATATGAGAATATATGTTAGGAGTCAAGGCCCGAAAGGAGCCTTTAATCACGAAAGAGGACACACGATGAGTGACATTTTCGACCAAATGGAGGCTGATTTTGAAGACAAGTTGGCCTCTTCCGTTGAGAAGCTCGACCAGAGCGACTTAACGACCGTGGCTGGACTGGCCAAAGCTATCCGTGATCAGGAAGAGGCAATCGCCGAGCTTGAGGCAAATCTCAAGCAAGCAAAGAAAAGCCTGATGAAGATGACGGATGAAGATCTGCCGACCATGTTGGCAGAGATCGGACTTTCCAGCATGACGCTTGATGATGGCTCAGAAGTCTCTGTCAAGCAGACTTACGGGGCATCCATCCTCGTAGACAACCGTCCCAAAGCATATCAATGGCTCCGTGACAACGGGTTCGGCGACATCGTCAAGAACACCGTCTCATGCTCGTTTGGCATGGGCGAAGACGAGAAGGCTGAGCAGTTCCGTTCGATTGCGGAAGAGCGCGGCTATCTTGCTGAGCAGGATACGTCTGTGCACTCGTCTACCCTACGCGCTTGGGTTAAGGAGCGTGTGGAAAACGGGGACGACTTCCCTATGGAGCTTTTCGGTGCATATGTAGGACAACGAGCCATCATTAGGAGGAAAAAATAATGGCTAGCAAAAAGAACGAAGTAGCAGAAACCAAGTCTGCTGAAGTAATCGCTTTTGACCCAACCATGTTCGAGAGCGATGCCGGTTCCGGTTTGGAAAACATGGGCGCAGAAGATCTTGCGCTGCCGTTCCTGAAGATCTTGGGCGGCATGAGCAAGGAGCTCGACGTACTGGAGGACGCCCGCAAAGGTGACATTTACAATACCGTCACTGGGCAGGTTCTGAAGGGCAAGGACGGCATCAAGGTGATCCCGTGTGCCTACCAGCGTCGGTTCATCCAATGGGCCCCTCTGGGTGAAGGTACGGGCGCTCCCGTGGCTATCTTCCAGCCGGGCGAAGCAATGCCCAAAACCGAGCGGTCTACTGAAGACAACCGCGAATACGTGCAGGATGGGTCTGGGCACTACATCGAAGAAACCCACCAGCACTACGTCATCGTCCTGCACGAGGACGGTGCTGCTGAAACCGCGCTGATCGCCATGAAATCTACGCAACTGAAAAAGTCGCGTAAGTGGAACAGCATGGTTTCGTCGCTGACTATGCAAGGTAAGAACGGCCCGTTCACCCCGCCTCGCTTTAGTCATGTGTATCACCTCAAAACCCAGCTTGAGGAAAACTCGAAAGGTAGCTGGCACGGTTGGGAAATGAGCCGTGTGGGCCCTGTCGAAGACATGGCGACTTACAACCGAGCCAAGGAATTTGCCAAGAGCATTGCCGCAGGCGAAGTGGTTGTGAAGCATCAGGACGAGTCCGGCGGCGGGGATATCAACCCTGACGACGTACCGTTCTAAAAAGTTGGGGCGGTCTGTATCACTAGCTGTAGGCGAAACTAGCCGGGGTACAGGCCGTCCCATCCTTTTTGGGGAACATCATGTCAGTAGAAAAGTTTTCAGCCATATTCGACGGGCTAAAGTTAGCGTATGGCACATACAAAATAGAGAAGACACAAGCCAACGGTAAGAACACCGGACGAGCAGCCATCATACGCGAACCGCGGAACACGGCCCTGTGGGAGGGGCACCTGTCCGGGAAGGGGCGCGGCATTGGCATTATCCCGATTAATGAGGATAACAAATGCGTCTGGGGCTGTGTTGACGTTGACCAATATCCGCTCGACCACAAAGTGCTGGTCGAGAAAATCCGCAAGCTCAAGCTGCCTCTCGTCGTCTGCCGGTCAAAATCTGGCGGAGCACACTGCTTCCTGTTTACGACCGAGTGGGTAGACGCCAAGGACATGCAGGCGACCCTGCAACAGATATCCGCGGCGCTGGGCTATGGCGGTAGTGAAATCTTCCCAAAGCAAATTAAGCTAAACCTTGAGCGCGATGATGTCGGCAACTTCCTGAACCTGCCGTACTACGACGCAGAGGACGGGCTTCGCTATGCCATCAAAGACGACGGCACCTCTGCCACGCTAGAAGAGTTCATTGAGCTATATGAAGCGCATAAGCAGACGCCGGAACAGGTGATGGCTCTGCAAGTAGGTGACCCCGAAGAAGTGTCGCCTATGAAAGACGGGCCGCCGTGCCTTCAGTTCCTGCTCAAAAACAAAATATCTGAGGGCGGGCGAAACAACGGCCTGTTCAATATCGGCGTCTATCTGCGTAAGGCGTACCCTGACAGTTGGGAATCTGAGATCCTGACATACAACATGCAGTATCTGGAGCCGCCACTGCCTCTGAGCGAGGTTAACATTGTAGCCAAGCAGCTTGAGAAGAAGGACTACGCTTACCGCTGTAGCGACAGTCCAATCAACGCGCACTGTAACAAAGAGCTCTGTCAGACACGCAAGCATGGCATCGGCGCGGCTATTCAAGGCGCGGCTATTGCGAACCTGCGTAAATATAACTCCAACCCGCCCGTTTGGTTCTTGGACGTCAACGGTGAGCCGCTAGAGCTAGACACCGAAGGGCTGATGAGCCAGACCTCGTTCCAGAAATGCTGCATGGAGCAACTGAACTTCATGCCCCGCACTGTCAGTAAGCAAGTCTGGGAAGGTCGTATCGGCGGTCTAATGAACGAAATGCGGGACAACGAAAGCGCCATCATAGACGTCGCCGAAGACGCCAGCATAAGCGGCCAGTTCTACGATTATCTGGAAGAGTTCTGCGCTCATATGCAAAAGGCCAACGACAAGGAAGAGATACTGCTCAAGCGCCCTTGGACGGATGAGGAGAATAACACCACGCTGTTCCGGCTAAAAGACTTTGAAGGCTTTCTGAAACGCAACAAGTTCTTTGAATACAAGACCCACAAGATCGCTCAGCGCTTGCGAGACATGGGCGCACAAAGCCGCGTAATGAAAATCAAGGGTAGGCCCGTGCGGGTTTGGGAGATCACGGCCTTTGACTCTGTAGACGTTGAGATCAGCACACCGACCTTTGGGAATGGCAGCAACAGTGGAGAGGCCCCGTTCTGATGAAAAGTCGTGACCTTTACATACATGAGCAACGTGTGGTGGCGCTTCGCACCTACCAGTCAATCGCGGAGGAAATGGGTCTGTCCCGCCAACGGATCAAGCAAATCGTCGTAGACGTTTCACGGCACATTCGGTGGATGCAGAGCGTAAATGAGCCCCAAAGAATGTGTGATCTCGTTCTGCCTCGACGCATCCGTAACTGCCTCAAAAACGAGGGCCTGTTCGACCTGACGTTTGAAGAGTTCATCGACTACAGCAAAAAGAAAAACCTCGGGAATATACCCAACCTCGGCAAGGGCAGCATTGCACTGCTGGAGTTGAAACTTACAGAGGCGACCAATGGACACTAAAATCTTCCGTATCTACGGCCCGCCCGGCACCGGCAAGACAACGGCGCTACTCAACAAAGTAGACGAAGCTTTGTCGTCCGGTGTTGACCCCATGCACATTGGCTACTTTGCCTTTACCCGGCAGGCGGCCAACGAAGCGGTAGAACGCGCCTGTAAGCGCTTCAATCTGGAGCCCACACAACTGCCGTGGTTCCGCACACTACACAGCTTTGCACTACGCCTGTCTGGAATACGCCAAGAGCAGGTGATGCAAACCGAGCACTACAAAGAGCTCGGACACGCCATCGGCTTCGACCTGACAGAAGGTGGCAAGAATATGGACAGTGACGACGCGTTCGACCTGACCAAGAACGACAACCCGGTAATCAGTCTGCTGAACCTAGCACGGCTCCGTAAGGTGCCGCTGCGGGATCAGTATGATTTGAGTAACATGGACATGGACTGGAACCGGGTGAAATACATAGCTGACAGCCTACAAGAATATAAGAACCGGTTTCAGCTATACGATTTCACGGACATGCTGGAGGTCTTCGTCCGTGAAGGCGCACAGTTCTGCCCTCGTCTGGCCATCACATTTATTGACGAGGCGCAGGACTTGTCGCCCCTGCAATGGGACGTCGCGCACATACTGGAACAACACTCCGACCGCATCTACTGCGCTGGCGATGACGACCAAGCGATCTACCGCTGGGCCGGTGCAGATGTAGAACACTTCATCAACCTGAACGGCGGCTACGAGGTGCTGGAGCAATCCTACCGCGTCCCGGGGTCCGTCCACCCTCTGGCGGAGCGTGTGGCCAAACGCATCAATCGCCGCGTCCCAAAGACCTACCTGCCACGCAAAGACCCGGGCATGGTGGAGCGCATCCCGGACGTCAGCTACATAGATTTCAGTGAGGGATCGTGGCTCGTGCTAGCGCAAGCTGGATACTTCTTGGCACCCGTCACACAAGATCTCAAAAGCCGGGGCTACCTGTACAGCTATCGGGGTCGGAGGTCGATTTCCGAAAAGCTTAGCGAAGCCATCAACGGCTGGGAGCAAATGAGAAAGGGACGTAGGATCACTGGCTTGGCTGCACGAGCCATCTACAGTTATATGTCTGTCGGCGAACGCGTCAAGCGCGGATTTAAAAAATTGCCCGGGTTAGATGACGACGACACCGTATCGCTCGACGAACTGATCGCGCATCACGGCCTCATGGAACTGGTGCACATCATGGGCACCCCACGCATCGAAGAAAACATTCGGGACTGCATCTGGCACGAAGCTATGGACAAGCTGCCCAGCGCCGACCGTGCGTACATCACGGCACTTTTGCGCCGAGGAGAAAAGTTTAATGCAACGCCCCGGATAGAACTGTCCACGATTCACGGTTCTAAGGGCGGTGAGGCCGATAATGTCGTCCTGTTTACCGATCTATCCCCCGCGGCACAGAAGGCCGCTGAGCAGGCTCCTGACGACCTTCACAGGGTGTTCTATGTGGGCGTCACGCGCACCAAGGAGAACCTTTATCTAGTAGACCCCGAAGACGACAACAGGAGCTATTTTGTATGACACAGAAAGAATTATTTGACCGCGGCAGTTTTATCGCAGCCGAAATCGAACGTGCTTATGTACACGCCGACGACGATTGGAAGAAGGCGTACTATCACAACGCCGCCGAGTACCTCGCCAAAAACAAAGTTGTTGAAGGCGGTAAAATCTGCGCGTTCTGTCGTGAACGGGGTATGCCTGACCCACACCACCATAACGTCTGGGGCGCAATGGTGGCATCTCTACGCAAGATGGGCTGGATTGAAAAGGTTGGCATGGTAGAGCCCACCACAAAGCACACGCACATCAATGCCGTGTGTCAGTGGGAGAGCAAGCTGTATCGGGGCGGTTGACTATGGACCGCAAAGAAATACTTGAAAAAGCAGAGAGCCTAGTCAACGGCCCACGGGCCAAAGATTACGGCGATGCCTATGAGAACCACGAGCGCATAGCCAAGATCTGGTCGGTGCTGCTGGACAAAGACGTCAGCGTATCGCAGGTCTACCAGTGTATGGTTGCAGTCAAGCTGGCGAGGCTTATAGTGACGCCAGATCACGAAGACAGTTGGGTCGATATCTGCGGGTACGGCGCACTGGGAGGAGAAGGCAATGTCCTTACAGATGACAATGTTCGCACCAAAAAGTGAATGGGTGCCACCGGCTGAACTGCCGGACATCTTCGACGCCAAGCAAATCGCCATCGACGTAGAAACCCGCGACCCCAACATCAAGTCCAACGGCCCCGGCTGGCCAACCGGTGACGGTGAGGTGGTCGGCTATGCCGTCGCTGTGGCGGACTGGGCAGGCTACATACCTATCCGGCATCTGGGCGGCGGCAATCTGGACGAGCGCATCGTCAACAAGTGGCTGAAGAAAGTTTTCGAGTCTCCCGCCGACAAGATCATGCACAACGCACAATATGATGCGGGCTGGATCCGCCGCATGGGCTTCACGCTCAACGGGCGCATTATCGACACCATGCTGATCGCGTCCCTGCTGGACGAGAACCGGTTCAGCTACAGCCTCAACGCGCTCTGCTATGACATGCTGGGCAAGGTCAAGCACGAGAAGACCCTGCAAGAAGCCGCACGAGAGTTTGGCCTCGACCCAAAAGCTGAGATGTGGAAGATGCCCGCCATGTATGTCGGGCCTTACGCGCAGAACGACGCCGAGATCACACTGGACCTGTGGAACCACCTGTCCACACAACTGACCAAAGAAGACCTCTGGCCAATCGCAAACCTTGAGCTACAGCTTCTGCCGTGCCTGATCGACATGACATGGCGCGGAGTCCGCATAGATCAGGACCGGGTCGAGCGCACACGCAACCACCTGATCAAAGAAGAGAAGGCGACACTGGCCCGCATAAAGAGCATAGCTGGCGGTGACGTCGAGCTCTGGGCGGCATCATCCATAGCCAAGGCATTTGACAAGCTGAGCATCCCGTATCCGAAAACGGAACGCGGCGCTCCGTCCTTTACCAAATCTTTTCTGGCAGACCACCCGCACGAAATTGCACAACTTATTGTCCGCGCCCGTAATCTCAACAAGACGAGCGGCACATTTATTAACACCATTATGAAGCACTGCCACAAAGATGGCCGTATCCACGCACACATCAATCAGATCAGATCGGACGACGGAGGAACTGTTTCGGGCCGCATATCAATGTCCAACCCCAACTTGCAACAGATCCCGGCCCGCGACCCTGAGCTCGGGCCCATGATTCGCAGCCTGTTCCTGCCGGAAGAAGGTGAGCAGTGGGCGGCGATTGACTTCTCGCAGCAGGAACCGCGGATCTTGGTCCATTACTCCTACGTTTACGGCAAGTCACGCGGCGCACAGATGGCAGGCGTCGAGGAATTTGTAGACGCGTACCGCAACGACCCGAATATGGACTTCCATACGATGGTCGCCGAGATGGCCAGCATCCCGCGTAAGCAGGCCAAGACAATCAATCTGGGCATGATGTACGGCATGGGCGTGAACAAGCTGTCTGACCAGCTAGATATCGACGTTGAAGACGCCAAGGGACTGGTCAAGCAGTACCACGAACGCGTCCCGTTCGTTAAAGGTCTGATGAATGGCGTGATGAACCGGCTCAACAGTCGGGGCTCAAGCGGTTCTATCCGCTCCATACTGGGCCGCAAGTGCCGCTTTGATCTGTGGGAGCCCGACACGTTCGCCATGAACAAGGCCCTGCCGTACAAAGAAGCCGTGCAAGAGTACGGCGAAACCACCCGTTTGAAGCGGGCATACACCTATAAAGCCCTAAACCGGCTTATCCAAGCGTCCGCCGCGGACATGACAAAGCAGGCAATGGTGAATATTTATGAATCTGGGCGCATCCCGCTCATACAAATTCACGATGAAGTGGCTATGTCTGTGAAAAATCGTGAAGATGCGGAAAGTGTTGCCCATATTATGGAAAATGCTGTACCCTTGGAGGTGCCCAGCAAGTGTGATGTTGAGATTGGTCCTAGCTGGGGTGAAGCAGAGTAGGCTTTACGTTCATATTTTCCTCCCTAAACTGGCTCTGGGCTTTGCTCAGAGCCTTTTTTTTCTCTTGTTTTTCTACAACTTGTCCTATATATTCCTTTACAGAAGGCGTAGAAAGGATCGTCATGGACACAACCAAGTGGAAATCTGTGCTCGTACCGATAGAAGTGTACGAACAGATCAAAGTTATCGCGAAATCTGAAGGACGAACAATTAGCGGTCAGCTTCGGATCATGTGGGAAATCTACAAAGAGCATCAGATCAAGAAGGCTAGCTAATGAACCGGGGCGTAAAGTTCTGGTTGACCCCTTTTTTTGCCTATGGTATGCGATAACTTATATCTACTCTTATACGGGAGAACGTAATGACCCTAGAAAAACACAATATGTTGTATGCAGTGCAGTTCGCGCTTCACGAATACGACGAAACTGGTGCCGTTTCACGGCGCACGATGGAGATGCTCGGCGCACGGGCTATCCTGCTTCGGTATGAAATCGAAGGTGAAATGGCAGAGGCTGTAGAGCTAAACGCCGCGAAGAAGGCCGCAGCCGAAAAGATTGAGGCCGCTAAAAAGGTTCCGCCGCAAGAACCGGTCAAGAAGAATGAGGCGAAAAAAAGGGGCCGTAGGCGGAAATATTGCCTATACTCAGGAGAGCCGCTTACTGGCAAGCAAACGAAGTTCGCTTCAACGGCGTATGCCCGGGCCTACTGGAAGCAGCAGAACAAAGACAAGGTCAAGGCATACAACAAGAAATGGCGGGAAAAGCAGGATGCTTGACGCAGCCTTAGTTTGTCTTGCTACGGCAGTCTACTTTGAGGCAAGGGGCGAACCCTTTGTCGGACAGTCTGCCGTAGCCCACGTTGTGTTGAACCGGGTGGAAGACCCCCGGTTCCCCAACGACGTCTGTTCCGTCGTTAAACAGGGCCCTACCTATTCTTGGAAAACTAACTTTCCAATCCGGAACATGTGCCAGTTCAGTTACTACTGCGACGGCAAATCCGACAAACCAACCGAAGAAAAAGCATGGGAAACCGCGGTCCTCGCAGCCTATGGCGCGATGACTGATCGCACTTATGACCCAACCGACGGGGCAACTCATTATCATGCGGACTATGTCAGCCCGGCGTGGGCGTCAGTCAAATACAAGACTGTCCGTATCAACGATCACATATTCTATAGGTGGGAAAATGATTGAGAAAAAATGTGACGAGTGCGAGGAAAAAGCGCTCACGTGGTCTGGCCGCTGGTACTATTGCTTTGAGTGCTGGATGAAGCGCTACGGCCCGCAATCAAGGAGGTTCAAAAATGAAAACCTGTCCAGAGTGCGGCGGAGCCGGTGAATGTGAATACGAGGTGGCCGTCCCAGCGCCAATGGCGTGGCGTGGGGGCTGGCTGGAAGAACGCATCATGGAATGTCAACTTTGCAACGGAAGCGGAGAAATAGACGATGAATATGATGAGGAAGAATAGAGAACTGCAATACCCGCTAAATTGTTTCGGGAGCCCCGGAGCCATACAGCGCCGGTTAGACATGGGCTGTTGCCCAAAGTGCTGGTGCCATATGAAGGGCTCCAATCATTGCAGTAATTGCAATTTAACTATTGGAGAAAGTCGTGAAGTGCCCAAAGTGCAAAGCAAAGACGGGGGTCTATAACAGCAGGCCACAAGAAAACACCATAAGGCGGAACCGGGAATGCCCTTACTGCAACCACCGGTTCGCCACCATTGAAGTGCTGGCAGAGCCCAAAGTGCGCGGACGACCTAACACGGCCAAACCAAAACGGACTAAAAAGCGCAAACTGACGCCGCGCCATTACCATCAGCGTGAGATCGACCGCATGACTGATGACGAATTACTGGATGCGCTGGAAAAAGGACTTATAAATCCTGAGCAGTTAGGTTGAAAATATATGTTGCAATTCGCATACAGTCGCTTATATTGATACTCGTAAGGCCCCCAAGCTTTACATGTTCCCGTAGTTGGGCCCCGGAGAGAAATCTCCGGGGCTTTTCTTTTGTGTTGACTATGTATAGGATAAGTCTTATATATGAGATGAAACACGGGAGTTTCTTATGCTTATCTACTCAGCCACCAATAAGATTAACGGTATGCAATATGTCGGAGCCACGACTCGGAGCTCACTTGCACCCAGAGTGCGGGAACACTTTAAGTTTGCGGAAAGAAAAACCAGAGCACGGGGATCGTTAGCAAATGCCATACGAAAGTACGGCCAAAAAAATATTTCTTTTGAGGTATTAGAGCGCGTAACCGATATCAATGTTTTAGGCGAATGCGAGAAGAGGTGGATTGACAACCTGAATACGATGTACCCAAACGGGTATAACATTAAGACAGGGGGTATGCCTAAAGAGATGCCTCATGTCAGCCGAAACAAAAGCTACACCGTTGAAGGTGTGCAATATGACAGCTTAATGTCTTTAGCGAATGCCTATGACATGTGCCATTACAAACTTAGGCATCGTCTGTTGCGCTCTTCTATCAAATGGTCTGTAGAACAGGCGTTGGATCTAGCCCCGCCTCCAAAAAGCAACCCCGTAAAATACAGCAAACCTATAGAGGTAGACGGGCATACCTTTCGTTCAAAGGCCGCCGCCGCTCGACATTATGGTGTTCCGGTAAGAGTTTTTAGAGCAAGACTTGGTAAGGGCTGGCCGTTAGAAGAGGCTCTGGGCATAAAAGAACGACCAAACCAGTGTAAAACGGGGACTACTAATAAAAAACGGCCTCTCAGAAAAACGCGGATCACGGTTCAAGGCGCTGAGTATTATAACGTAGCTCATGCCGCAGAAACTTTCGGAACAAAAGCCGGTCTTGTAACTCAACGCCTCAAGCGAGGATGGACAAAAGAACAAGCTTTTGG